CAGACGGCTCTACCAACGAAGGTGCGCTCAATGCCTTCTCCTATTTCGCAAGAGCGGCTACCGGCGACTTCTCGGCGCAGGACATCGACCCGGAAGAACTTGTCGGCTTCTTTGTGGAGTGTGATGTCGAACACGACATTCAGCCCTCCAACAAAAACCCCGAAAAGAATGTCACCTTCGTTCGTCTCGTAGACAAGAGACACGCCGAAGGGTATGACGAGGAAGAAGTTGTCACACCTCCTCCGGCGAAGAAAAAGACGGCTGCGCCCGCTTCTGCGCCCACGAAGAAAACAGAGGTCAAAGCAGAGGACATCGACCTCGATGCCCTACTCGGATAAGAAACTCGGTATGCGGGTGGCGGTCTCTGTACCGCCCCCGCTATACCCCTGTGGAGGTAATACTTATGACTGAAAACGAAAGAATCGAACTGTTCAAAGAGGAAGAACTGCTCTGCATCCGTTGGCACATGGGCGCATTTGACGATAAAGAGAATTGGAATAGTTACGGGCGGTCTGTCACCGAATATCCGAATGTCCTCTTCACTCATACGGCAGATATGATAGCGGCGAGGATAATGCGGATATGAGATACGACACAATCCCGCCCGAACTTACCGCCCTTCCTCAATGGGTCTGCGCTTGGAAGAACTCGAAGATCCCAATGCAAGCCAAGGTCAAAAAAGGTGCTTCCTCTGTTTCCCCGGAGACTTGGGCGACCTACGAGGAAGCAAAAGCCGCCGTAGAAAACGGCACTTATGACTACCTTGGTTTTGTCTTTAACAACAACGGTATTATCGGTATCGACATTGACTGCGGGTATGATGAGGACGGTTTTCTTTCAGAGATAAGCATTGACTGTATGAGGGCTTGCAGATCCTACACAGAGCAATCCCGGAGCGGCAGAGGTATTCATATCTATCTCAAAGGCACTCTGCCCTTCAAAGGCAAAAACAATGGTGCGGGGTTGGAGATTTACCGTAGCAGTCGCTACTTCCTTGTGACCGGCGAAAAACTGATCTACGAAACTATCATTGAAAATCAAGAAGCCATTGACTATATCGTAGAGAAGTATTTTCCCGAAGTCGAAAAGGAAAGCAGCGGTACAGGCACAGGTCGCATCTACTCGCCGCATTACTCAAAGCCGGAGGGCGGTAAAATATCAATTCAGCCCTCGTACCCACCAATCCCGCAGGGTATGAGAAACCTGTCTCTTACTTCTCTCGCAGGGCAACTCCATAATCAAGGGTACGGGAAGAAAGAGATATATGTCGAGCTTCTGAAAGCCAATCAAGCCGCCTGTAAGCCGCCCCTGCCGGTCGCAGAAATACAAACGATAGTCAATAGCGTTACAAAGTACAGGAGGTGAGGAAATGCCTCATTTGGTATCATTTGGACTTTTATCTCCGAAGAGCAACCCATTATCGCATTTTGCCGTTCAAAAAGCACAATGTGATGTTTGCGGAAAAAAGTATGCAAAATTGGAGGAAGCCGAATTATGCGAATTATCCCATACGGTAAATGATTTTTTCAAAAGGAAGGAGGTGACTCCCTGTGTGGTATGCCATACGACACAAAAAGACAGGTAAATTCCTTTACGGCACAGACTTTAATTACGACAAACCTCGGCAAAGACTCACCGATAACAACTCCCCACCTAAACTGTTTAACGACTACAATCTCGAACTTGAATTATATAGAAGGAGGATCAATCTTCGCTTGTATGAGGTTGTCGAGATTGAGTTGACAGTAAAGAATGTAAAAAAGGGGGTAAAAGGTAGACTATGAGCGAAGATAGATGCGTAATTTGTGGTGAGGTTATCCCCGAAGGAACGATGGTCTGTCCGCTCTGTGCGGGATCAGAACACAACCCTGTCACCCCGGAATATATCTGCGCCCGGCTCGGCGACCTCTTCGATTATCCTTGCACCTACTCACCGCAGGAGGAAGAACTGCACGACACCGAGGAAAAGTGCGAGTGGTGTGAAAAGCATTGCGGCAAGGCGACTGCTGCCGACTGTTGGATGCACTACTTTCAAATAAAGCACAAAGAGGGTGAAGAACTATGAAGTGGCTGCTCATTATCATCGGCATCGTTGCTTTTGCCTTTCTCCTCTTCTCGGTAATAATGGTAGTCGCCCTCGCTTGGTGTCACCACCCGGAGGGCATAATCAAAGCCTATAAGAACAGGAGGAAACAAAATGGCAAACAGAGATGAAATCTCCTGCGAGGACAGGGAGTTTTTTCAACTAAGCAACGGACGGTACATAATGTCCGAGGAACTGTCCGACAAAATGTTTTATATCAAGCGTATTCAGCCGGAGTCCTACCAACCCGACAACTCCGGGTACTCGTGGGACGAAAGCGGAATGGCAGAACTCTTCTCCGAGTGTTACAAGAACGACACCCGCTTCTGCCCGGAAGCCAAGTCGTGGTACACCTACTCTAACGGGGCATGGAGAAAGGATATTGGTTCTCTTCTGGTGGCCGAGAAAATCAAGGAGTTTTGCCGTCTGATGGCTCTTTACTGCGGGGAGATCGACAACGAAGATCGCCGTAGGGACTACATGAAGTTCATTTCCAAGATGGGAGATCGCCGCTTCCGTGACCGGCTCATGAAGGACGCTGCAAGCGTCATGCCGATCACCGCCGAGGACTTTGACGCAAATCCCTACCTCATTAACTGTCGGAATGGAACCTATGACCTTCAAAAGATGGAGTTCCGGGAGCATGACTGGCACGACTTCCTTACCATGCAGACCAATTTTGACTACACTCTGCAAAACGCTGAGTGTCCTCGATGGGAACAGTTTATTCAGGAAGTCACCTGCAATGACGCAGACAAGGCCGACTACCTTCAAAGAGCCTTGGGCTACTCAATGCTCGGCACTTCCAAAGAGGAGTGTATGTTCATCCTCCACGGCAAGACCACGAGGAACGGTAAGTCAACCCTGCTCGGCACAATACATCACCTGCTCGGCGACTATGCCGTAGTCAGCCCTATCTCGATAATCTGCAAGAGCGACCGGGCGAAAAACGCAGAAGCGGCTTCGCCCACTATCGCCGGTTTGAAGGGCAAACGGTTTGTGACAATGGCAGAGAGTAATCAGTATGGCAGGTTGGACGAGGAGACTATAAAGCAACTCACAGGCGGTGAGGAAATCTCCGCTCGTAATCTGTACGAAGCTCAGATGACCTACCTTCCGCAGTTTACAATGTGGCTCTCCTGCAACGACCTTCCCTCCGTGCAAGACAAATCCCTCTTCGCTTCGGATCGTGTGAGGGTAATTGAGTTCAATAGGCACTTCGGCGAGGACGAGCGAGACGAGAGTTTGAAAGAGACCTTCCGTACACCCGAAGCAATGCAGGGTATCTTTACTTGGCTTCTGATTGGCTATTTCCGTTATAAGCGGTTTGGTCTGAAAATGTCCGAGAATATGAAGAAGGTAATCCGGCAGTACGAGAAGGACAACGACCTTGTTTTGCAGTTTCTTGAAGAGAAGTGCGTAAAGGTTGAGGACGGCGGCACAAAGGCAAAAGCCCTGTACGATGCTTATAAGATATGGTGCAGGAGTAACGGGTACTTTGTAATGAGTGCGAAAAAGTTTAATGCGAACTTAGAAACGCATCCCGAATGGCATAATGGTAAAAGATTATCGCACGGATATGCTGTTTTTGACGGTGTATCTCTTAAAATGGGTAGTTGAGGTAGTCCATTTTAGGTTTTTGCTATAAAGTCCTCTATATATGCGTGTATATAAGAGGGTTTATGTAAAATAGCGAAAATAAACTACCTTAACTACCCGACAGACGAAAGGAGTATTTTTATGGATAACAAGAAAATGACGGAAGTCGGTAAGCAAATCACAAAGAGAAAACGCCCCGACTTGTCGGAATCGCAGACCGTTCATACTGAGCCGGGAGACAATCGGAAATACATTCTGCATTCGCTTCGCTTGGCTGAGTTGCCGAAATTGAACTTGACGAGTGTTGAGGAAGTGGCACAAAGGATAAAGACTTACTTTGAGATTTGTGCTGAGGACGATATGAAGCCCTCGGTCGCAGGGTTGGCTCTTGCTATGGATATTGACAGGCGGTATCTGTGGGAAATCCGGGAGGGTAAAAAAGGCAAAACCCCGGAGGTAGCAGACACGCTAAAAAAAGCAATGAAAATTCTCGATTTGCAGATGGTCGATTATATGCAGAACGGCAAGATCAACCCGGTCTCCGGCATCTTCCTTATGAAGAACAACTTTGGCTATGCAGACAAGCAGGAGGTCATTTTAACCCCGAACAGTCCGCTCGGTGACACAAAGGACACAAAGGAACTCGAAGAGCGGTATATTGAGAGCGTAGTCGATGACGATTGAAAAAAATCGCACAAAGGCGCACAAAGGGTATGTCGAGCGGATCAGACGGCGAAAGCCCTGCCGCCGACCTCGCCCGAAACCCTCTCGAAAACTGATGCAATGAGACCCCACCGGGGCGGCGTGGCTGCTCTCGGCGGGGTCTCGGTGCGTTTTCGGGGGTGCTTCGGGTTTCCCTCTGTGCGGCTCTGTGCGCTTGTCTGCGGGGCGTTCGTGCCGTGGGTGGTATGTTGATACCTCCAAACAAATAAAAACGCCGTGCGGGGCGT